ATGAGCTGCTGGGCATCGCTGATCTGGACACGGGCGAGTGGGGCGGCATCCTGTCGGCCATGCCCATGACCACCCGCCCCAAGACTCGTACCGAGCCCGAGGATGACTACGTGTTCAGCGTGATCGCCGCCGCCGCGCCTCAGTTCCGCAGCGACTACAACGGCCAGTCCGCATTCGTGCACGGAAGCCTGTAATGCGAGTCCAGATCACCCACCTCAAAGCACCATGGCCCCTCGGGGCTGTGGTGGGTGACGTGCTGGACGTGTCCGAGGTCCGTCCGTGGGCCTTGGGCAAGTGCAAGCAAGTGGAGGACGATGCAGAACTCACGATCCTGACAGACGAAAGTCTTGCAGCCGAGATTGATGCAACTGACGCCAAAGCAGCCGCCAAGGCGGAAGCCGAAGCGCTGGGCATTGTGGTTGATGGCCGCTGGTCAGCCGCACGCATTGCCGAAGAAATCGCCAAGAAGCAAGCCGAATGATCACAAGCACACAGGCGACCCAGTACCTTGACCAGGCCCTGGGCGTCGGTGTGCCTTCATTCTTGGTTGATGCGGCAGTCGCCAAAGTAGCCACTGCTGAGGCCGCAATGGCCGTCTACGGCGCGCACGATCAGATCCTCATTCAGTGCATGGCCGTGGCCATCATCGCAGCCGGTGGCGCACCTCGCCGCGTGAGCAGCCAAGGAGCAGCGTCTGGTGCTTCGCGTGGCTTCAAGTATTCCGACAAAGACCTGTCTGCCCTGCGCCGCACTCTTGCCGCGCTGGATACGGCAGGCACAGTTTCAGCACTCGTCGGGCCTGACCCGGTGAGCGCATCCATGTTCATGATCGTCTAAGGACTCGCCATGCCCCAACTCTCAGCAGGCCAAACCGCCAGCATCATCCTTGCACCTGCTGACTCGTACACGGTCAGCGCGTCGGCCACAACGACCGTCAAGGGCATCTATGGCGCACCATCTACGACCACCACACTGACGGCCAATTTCCAGATGTTCGGGCCTTACAGCGTCCCGGCCAAGCTGGACATTTCCTGCGCGAGTGGGACGGCCACTTATTCGCTCATCGGCAGCACGCTCCCGGCGAATTGGGCGGATGAAACCGGCACCACCCTGCGCACGCCTGCGGGGGGGAGCGTTGGGGTGGGTGTGATGCTTATGCCCAGCGGAGGTGACGATACGGCTGCAATGCAGGCATGGGTAAATCAAAAGATGGCGGATGGATCGCCTGCCCTTCTTGGGCCGGGTGACTTTATAGTGACTGGGCCGATGGTGTGGCGCTCTGGGCAAGTGATTGATAAATGGGGCAACCCTGGAATTGGACTCATAGTAAAAGGCGCTGGCCCAGGTCTTACCCGTATTTACTATTCTGGCCCGAGTGGGCAGCCCATGATTTCCGTCAACTCTCCAATATCAGCGGGAATTGGCCGTCGCAATTACATGACCAGCATAGAAAGCATGTCTTGGCTGCGCGCAACAAGCGGGACGACGCAGGTGGCTCCTGGTACGACAAGCGGGTCGGCTTTTTATGGTGTACCCAGCGAACAGTACGAGGTAATACACACCCCCCAGTTTAAAAATCTTTTTATCGACGGGTTTGATTACCATGTCACGCTTAGTGACTGCACTCTTCCCGAGTTTGAAAACGTGTGGTTCCATGAGTTTCTTTCTGCTGTCCGGTCTGGTTACAACCAAGACATTGTGAAATTCCGCCACTGCATGTTCGGTAGCGAGCAATTCGGTACGTCCTACCGAAATAACGCGATTGCCTTTGCAAACGGGTTTAGTGATGGAATTTGGCCAGCCGGTTCTGAAAATATCGTTGAATTTGAGCATTGCTGGCTGATGAAGATCGGGAAGGCGTTCGAAGGCAACACATCGGCATTGCAAGGAATCCGGTTTAATCGCTGTTATTTTGAAGACGTAAGGCAGTACATGCACCACAAGGGGATTGATTCCGGTTATGCCGTGGTGAGTTTCTCGCAGTGCCATTTTTCGCACCCAGCAACAAACGATACGGCACAGTCAGACCCTACGCTTGCCAACTACATGGCAAAAATACAGTTTGATGGGGATGTTGCTACAGGGGCGGGGAAAATTGTTTCGCTGTCAATGCGAGACAACACGGCAGACCTTACGGCTCCAGCGAATGCATGGGTTTCTTTTGTGCACGTTGATTCGCACATAATTTGGGAAAACAACGCGATGATGGTGCCATCGGCAACATTTGGGCATATTCGCTGTGTGAGAACTTCAAAAGCCGCACAGCGATCATTCCCGCAGTCTTCAGGTCTTTACAACGGATCATGGGTGCTTGGTGATAAAAACGGAGCTGGGCTAGCCATTCAATCCGGCACTGCTATCGAAGCATCCCAGACTATTGCCCCGGCAGGCACGTACAACATCAACCATTACAACGGAACCCATTTTTACCTTACGCTGCCAGATGGGGATTGCACTATACAGATTGATGCACCAAGTACGGGGTACTACGCAAACAGCCAAACCAGGGCAAAGGTCGTACTTATTGCACCATCCAGTGTTACCGCTACTCGCACGATCACTTTCGGCTCGCGCTTGACTGGTGCCGGTGCAACACTGACCTATACCACTACCGACAACAACAAGCGGGCGATCCTGATGCTTGAAGGCACAGGCAAGGGTGATGTGTCAATGCGCTGCATTAACGGTACACCGTCCTTTATCTAACCAGCCACGCAAGCTGTTTCCAAGCCCCTCAAAAATCGGTACAGGTCAATAGATTTGCACTGATTTTCGGGCGGGTCGGGCGCCCATCGGGCGCAGGCAGGGCCACTCTTCGGGGGGGCCTTTTTTGTGGTTCCTAACATTGGCCCATGTCATCACTCAGCCGCTGGAGCCTCACCAGTACCGCAACCCATTGGGGCCTCACCGGCTTCGATGACTGGACGGGCGCGAAAACCTACGCCGCACCAGAAACCTTTGCCTGCGACTACAGCGCCGAATCCAAGCGCATGACGGACGGGCAGGGCGTCGAATTCACAACGCGCCAGATCATCTACACCGAGCGCGCCACGATCAAGCAGGGCGACATGTTGCTGATTGGCGAGCATGCGGGCGACCCGGTGACTGCCGGCGCGTTTGAGGTGCGGTCGGTGACGCGCAACGCGGACACGTTTGAGGGCCTGGCAGACGATTACGAGGCAGCGACGTAATGGCAACACTTGGCGGTGGCAGCTACAACGGCAAGAAGATCAACAGTGTCACGGTTAAAAACAACCTGCCGCAGTTCGTTGGGCGTGTGCAAAGGGATGCCGCAAAGGCCATGGCTGCGGCGCTTGTGATTGGCGCATCGGAGTCCAGCGTACTAACCCCAATCGACACAGCAACGCTTATCAACTCCCGATACATGAAAGTCGAGTCCAGAGCTGGGCAGATCGTTGGCACGGCGGGTTACACGGCAGAGTATGCGGCGGCAGTCAATGACCCAGACAACCCGCAAACATTCCGGCGAGCGTCGGCAGAAAAAGATTTTCTTCGCAAGGGCTTCGAGAACGCCGAGCCGAACATTCGCGGCGTCATTACAGGACGAATAAAAGTATGACCGCCATAGACGCAATCCGCACATTCATAACCCCATTCCTGACCGGCTGGCGCATCCAGGCGGGCCGCTGGACCGATGGCATCAAGACAGACCGCTACGCCGTCCTGCGGGCCGTTGGCGGTGGCCCTGCGGCCCTTGTGCGCCGTCCGCAGTTCACGCTGCTGCTCATTGGCGCATTGGGCGACGCGCTGACTGTTCCTAGCATGGCCGCTGAAGCAATCATCGAGGCCATGCGTACCCAGTCGGGGAGCTTGGTCCTGATGGAGGCGGGTGAGCCAGTGTTCAGCAGTGCAGACGATGGCAGGCCCATTTTTGAGCTTTCGATTTCAACCATCACAAATTGAGGTAAACCCATGAGTGCATCCACTGGCCGCGACGTAGTAATCGAGTTCGCCATTGCGGACGAAAATGCCGTGTATTCCGGCCTGGTTTTCAAGACGCTGGGCATGATGCGCGGCAAGTCCATCAAGGTCAATTGGGACACGGTGGACACCACTGCAGACAGCTCCCCGGCCTTCACCAAGACCAGCCTGGTGACGTTCAAGAGCGCCGAATTCTCTGGCGATGGCGTGTCCTACGGTGACGCGGCATACAACCAGAAGGAGCTGAAGGCCCACGTCTACAACGGCGGCAGCTCCATGGGCTACCAGCCAAAAGCGTGGATTCGCCAGACCGAGCCCGATGGTTCGATCACCTATGGCCCGTTCATCTTCACCGAGTGGAGCAGCGACGCCCCCTACTCCGACGCCGTGACCTGGAGCACTGCCGCTTCCAGCAATGGCGCAATCGTCTACGTTCCCGCTTAAAAAGGACTGAATCATGGCCGCCATCGCATCTATCAACGCCACGCAATCCGGCGAGTTTGTCGCTGCAATCACCACCCTGAGCGCAGACGACACGATCACTTTCAACGCCAACAAGAAGCAATTGCTCGTGCTGCGAAACACCACAGCCGGATCGCTGACTGTGACCATTGACGGAGCAGCAGGCACGACCGTGACAGTGCCGGGCCTTGGCAATGTGTCCGTGGCTGCTGGCCTGCCCATCGTGCTTGCAGCCGGCGTGAGCAAGGCCGTTGTCCTGTCCACCGTGTCGGCTTACTGCTCTGGTGTTGTGCACCTGACTGGCGGCCCTCTGGTGACTGCGCAACTGTTCGACCTGTAAATGCTTGTCGAGTGCGGCTATGTGCGGGCGACCGCCCCGGATGGATCAGAGTTCACTTTCTGCCCATCGTTTAGCCGCATCGCAAGCCTTGGCAGCCCGCGCGAGATTGTGAGCCTGTACGCAGGCCTGCATGGCTACCGGGCAGCGCAGGACGCCGCGTACATCCTCGCCTGCCTATGTGAGCAGGACGACCCGCTGGACTTGATCGGCTGGCTTGATACCAATGGCCTGCAGCCCGGCTCCATGCCAGCCAGCGAGCAGATCATCATTGCCCGCCACCTGATGCAGCACGGCATAGTCGGCAAGGCCAAGCCACAGACGGGCGGCGGCTCGTACTCCGACAGCTTCCATGCAGCCGAGTACATCGCAGCCGCATGTGTGCACCTGGGCCTATCCCGCGCGGATGCCGAGGCCATGAGCATGACCGAGTTTCAGACGATGTTCGAAATGAAGTTCCCCGAGCAAAACAAAAAGGCCGACGTGCCGACACGCGAAGAGTACGAGGCCGGCATGAAGGCAATCAAGGAGCGGGTGCATGTCTGAAAAAGTAGGGGCGATTTTTTATGAGGTTACCCTTGACACTGCCGAGATGGTGCAGGGCCAGCGCAAGGTGCAGGGCGAGCTTGACAAGACAGCCGGGGCGCTTGACAAGTTCACATCAAAACTGACTCAGGTTGCAACAGCAGTTGGCATGTATGCGTCGGCCCTGTACCTGATCGAGAAGTCTGATGCCTTCACGAAAATGA